AATTAAATATTGTTTTTCAAATATATCTAAATCTAAAAATTGAGATAAAAGATCTTTACGTTCTCTTTGTGTTTTATCAATAAACCCAGTATTATTATTTTGTAATGATAACGCAGTTAATACAAAATCTTCATATGAACCTAAATATTGTCTTATACTTTTATTTGTAGAATCTCGCTGTTCGCCGTTTAAACTTTCATGATTACCAGATTCATCGATACGCCAAAAATCTACATTTAATTTAACATGGCCATTACTTTGTTTTTTTGCTTTACGTTCAATAAAATATGTATATTTTCCTAAATCAAATTCAAATTTACAATGAAAATTAGATTTTTTATTATTTAATACATGTGCCGCTTTTTTTGTACGAGAACATTTATCAAAACAACAGAATGCTAAAGCATCTAATAATGTTGACTTACCGGATGCGTTTGGTGCAAATAATCCATATGTTCCATTCATATTAGAAAAATCTATAGAATTATTTGTACCATAACTAAACATGTTTGAAAACTCAAAACATTTTGGTATCCATGTTATATTTCTAGTTAATGCACTTGTTGGTAATTTACTGTGTACTTGACGATTAATATATCTAACAGTATCTAATAATTCATCATCTAAAGCATATTCATCTGTTAAATAATCTGTAATAACTTTGTTTTGCCATTCGACATCACGAATATTACCAAAATTAATTTTATTTTTTGAATCAGTAGTATTCAATGCATTAACTTTTTGTAATGCAATATCTTGTACTTTGTATTGAGATTTAACATCTGCAATAATACGTTTTAACGTCGCAGAATCAGTATCTTTTACTTTAAATCGTAATCTAGGACGTAAAGGTATTTTATCATTAGGATTTGTTATTTTACCTTCATCGACATGAAATGTATAATATCCATAATCATTTTCAATATCAATAAAGTCACATTGTTTAGATTTTAAATCCCATACCATTATTCCATGACCTAACGCTTCACCGTGATTTTGCTGAATTAATGATCCTGCATATGCTATCGTTTTATCATCATCTAGAAATTGTGGTTTATGAATATCTCCTAATAAAACTAAATCATGTCCTTTAAATATGTCAGTTGTTACATGAGTATTACTTAATACAAAACCAGCATCTGTTGATGCATTATGTACTGAACCGTGATGTAATGCAATCTTATAATCTGCTTCAAAACTATCAGCTTTTATATAATCTACCGGCTTATCAAACACCGACATTACGTTAAAGTGTACTCCGGCCATACTATATACACCGTTGTCTTTAAGATAGTGTAAGTTTTGATGATTTAAGGCTTTAACAATAGGAGATAAGGCATCTAAGCGATAGTTGTTATTTAGGTTACAATCATGGTTTCCGGTAATTACTATGGTAGGTGCTAAATCTGCTAATTGTTTGAAAAAATCTGATACGACAGATACTAATTCCGGTGACATGTCAGTTTTTGCATGTACAATATCTCCGGCTACATATATTAACGAATCTAGCGTTTTTGTTTTTTTAATATATGAATATAAACGTTTAAATACTAATCTATATTCTTTATGACGTTTAACATTTCTTACATGTACATCAGCAATATGATAAATTTTATCAATCTTATCTATTCCAATATCTATAGTGTGCATAATATTTTTTGTTCCATTAATTTTTCTTGTGATAATCTACATGTTTGTTCTATTTCATATTTTATTTGTTTAAAACCTAATTCACTTGGATCTGATTCGGGTAAATCAACAAAATAAACATCTAATCCATTGGCCATAAAATATTCAGCCGCTTCTAATGCTTGTTTTCGTGCATCCATATCTAAACAGATATATATTTCTTTGACACCTTTTTCAACAATACGTTTTTTAAGAGTATTTGAAATAGTCTTACCAAATAATGGAATTGCATTACGTTTAATTGCAATTGCATCAAATGCTCCTTCAACTAATATAATAGGCATTTTCCAGTTTATATGTAATTCAAATCCAATAATATCTTTTGATACATTTGGATTCTTATGTTTATAATCAGTATCATAATATGCCCGGCCGACAAAATAATTTAAACTACCATTTGCATCATAACTTGGAATAATTATTTTACCATTATATAATCCATTGGTACAATAACCAATACGATATTTTAATATATCATATATAGTAATACCTCTATTTTTTAAATAATATATAGCATTACGATATTCAGGAGCCTTAGTATTAATTTTCCATAATGGTTTATATTCTTCGGGTAATTGTATAACCGGTGTATCTGTGGTGGTTTTTGTAGGCCGGTATTCGACATCATCTAATAATTGAATTAATCTAGATATCTTTTCTCGTTGAACATTTAACTTACGAAATAATACAGTTAATTTTCGTCCAGCTGCATTACATACCCAACAGTGCCAATGCTGAGAAACAACATTAACTTCCATTTTCTTTTTAGTAGTAGGACAGAAAGGACAATGAAATGCAATATTATCATTTGAGTTTATTTTACCTTTACCTAATACGGATTCTAAAAGTGTAATTACAGAGAATTTGCTCATTAATATTATATTAATATATTAGCATTGTCATTACTATAACAATGTTTCATTTCAAGATTAACTTTCATGAAAATTTAATTATAATTGAATATATCAAAAATATGTCGTAAGGTCAAGTTTTTAACCAACTTTCTGGTATAGTTTTTTCTGCCCATGGGATCCCATGTTTATCACAAAAATCACCATATGTTGTTTTTGAACCTTTACGTATTTTTGTACGACCTGATTGAAATACAATTCGTATATCTAATTCTGGATGTTGTTTTTTAATTAATAAATGTTTTTTACGATCTTCTAAAACCCATCTACCTTTTGTTTCAACTAAAATACCATTTGGTAAAGTAAAATCAATTGTATAAGTATGTTTTGTTTCTGGTTTAATATACTTTATAACTGTATCTTCGTATCCAAATTTTATCTTTGATTCATTTAATTGATCTGATACTCGATGTTCAAAGCCACTTCTATAACCATGTTTGATTGCGTTTGCACGTATTTTAGATTTACGTTTCCATGCCATAACTTGTTCCTATTTAATATAAATATGTTAGTAGTCCCAACGAACAACAAAATTCATATCAATATCATCACGTTTTTGTACTGGCTGTGCTAATTTTGAAACAGCTAATAATTGGGCTTTATCATTATATAATCCAATTGTAGTAATATATGGATTAACTTGTTTCGAAGTAAACATGGTTTTTCTATGATCACCTGGTAATGTATTTCCTTCTTCTGCTTGAGATAAAATTTTATTTGTAGCAGGTGTAAATGTAGCAGTAGGATTCATCGAAACATTCATTTGATCTTTTGGTACACGTACTAACACTTCATTTTCGTATATAGTATGAGTACCTTTATATGAAACATCAAAAGTATTACCAAATGCACCAGATCCGGTATTATATTTTGACATAGGTGATGAAATTACCATTTCACCGTTACGGTAAAATACATTACCTGCTATATTTGTTTGAAATAATGATCCAGATAAATAATGACGATTTGATAATGAATTAATTTCTGTATCTGAGACTGGATAATCATACATGCGTATTTCTGCCACATAACTATTATTAGTAACACTTTGACTTCCGGAAATAAAATTACCTATTATAATATCATCATTATTTGATGTTATGCCTTCAGGTAATGAACCAGATGTAGTACCTGCAGAATTTCCATTAACAAACATTTGACATAACGAAGACGAATTACGTATACATACGTGTTGCCATTCTAAATTAGATGATATATAATTTGCAGCCGATGATGATATATGAAGTTCACGTGTACCATCTGATGAATGAAAATGTATAGAACCTGAAAGTCCATTACCCGCAGGGCGAGCAACGCCTATTACAAATGGTGTACGTATGTTAGAGTATGATGATGTAATACTTGGCATATTAACTGATATATCGCGATGTTTAGTTAAACTATTTCTTCTATCAATATAAAGTTGTTTACGTACACCACCTTTCGATATAATTGGTCTATTTTCAACTACCGAATTATATAACCAAAATGATATAGACCAATCATCGTAATAATTAAATTTATTAAATGTATCCTCATGAGGAACGCGTATAAATGTTTTATTATTAAATTTAAACGAATTACCAGAAGTTTGAGATGAACCTCCAACCATATTTATACCGATGCCGTCTTCTTCTTTAAAATTACTTGTTTTATATTGTTTTTGTATAGGACCTATATTATCAAATTCTTTATTAAACGACATATAGAAAATATTACGACTAGATGATGCAAAACTAGATGTTGATATTGCAGTATCTCGTAAATTACCATGACCATCATCTTGTAATATATAAGAATCTAATCCATGAGTAAATGTTCCAATAGCAGTACCTGGTTTAATGCGTTCACCTACTTCTAAATATGGAGCAATTAAACATGATGCTGATTCATATAAATGTTTTTCTGTAACAGTTGCATTAGTTAATTCATTAGATTTGACTGGATTATATGGATCACCATAATATCTATGATCTAAACTATGCCAAATTACATGTTGATTTGTACTATCTAATGAATTGATTGGAAAAGTTTCTGCTACATGATCTACATTAATTGGTAATTTACGATATATACCATTATGATGAACATATCCAGATGATGTAGTAAATGCAGTGCTAGTTATTCGATATGTTTTATATGATTTGAATGATCGTCGTTGAAAATCATTGGATCGGATTGGTCTGAAAACGCTTGGAATAACTGGCATATCATATCATTTATTATTTTAAAAATCTAATTTTACTTTTATCAATGCTTCTCTAGTATAATTTTTCAATAAAGGTTGACTCAAT